TGTAGCCCTTCGCGGTGTTCTTGTTCCGCAGGATCTCGACGATATCCCACGAATAGTTCGTCCCGATCTGGGTCCAGGGCACGTCGATCTGCTTCTGCTGGTTCGCCACGGACGGCTGGTCCACATCGAATAGCTTGCGGTACGAGGCGTTGCCCGACTGATCCAGCATAACGTTCCGCTGGATGGACGTGCCACCGTCCACCTGCATCCGGTCTTCCTGGTAGATGCGGCAGAACTCATAGTTCTGATTCGTCCAGCCGACCTCGAACGTCTGCTTGGGCAGATCCTTGAGAGTCGTCGCGACGAGATCCAGAAGTTTGTCGTTGTCGATACCCATGTTTCCTGGCTCCTAGAGGAGGTTAGGAGAAAGCCGCGGCAAGGCGGTCCTCGGTTCGGCCGATAAGCTCCGTCCGAGTCTTGGGCGGGCCACCCACGGCCGCTCGCCCCTGGGCGGTGGGCCGCATCGTGATCTGCCGTTCCCGCTTGCTGACGTTCTTCCTAATCTGCTCCCGAATAGCGGTGTCCTTGATTCCACTGGCAACCGAGTCATGTGCCATTGTGAGAGCGTCATCGACCGACAGCCGCCGCCCCTGGTGCGAGGCACCTGCGATCAGGGCATCGGCCATCTCTAGCACCTTGTCCCGCATCGTGACCTGCTCCGCGGTGAGAGCGTTGATCGCCGTCCCGTACACGGTCTCGAACGGCTTCATATCCTTGCTGGTGAAGAAGTCCTGAATCGTCTTACCCAGGGCTTCCTTCGCCGCCTGCGTGGCCGTCTGCCGGGCCGACGCCGCCTCCTGCATAAGCGGAGCGACCGCGGCGATTGCCGCGTTGACCGGCCCGGCTAGGGCCTCGATCAACTCCTGGTTCCCGAACTTCTCCACCATCGCTTTCACGTCGATGGGCTGGAGAGAAGCCGGTACACTCGGAGACGCCACAGGCGTCACAGATCCAGGGGGCGGTGTACCCGCAGACGAAACGGGGGCCTGCCGCACCTTCCGCCCCAAATCTGCCCATTCGCTAATCTCCTGCGTTCGGGAGGCGTGCATCCTCTCGAACGTCTTCATCGCCAGATCGGGCTGCGACTTGGCGAATCCGGCGATTTCCTCGTCCGTCCAACCACGGGCCTTCGCCGTCCGAACGTAGGCCGCAGGAAGGGTAGACTCGACCACGGGGGCCGGGGCTGCTTCCGCTGCGGGCGTCTCGGTGGCAGGAGCCGCCTCGACGGGCTTCTCCTCTCCCGGCGTTTCCTCGGCCGGGGATGCCGCGGGCGTCTCGGCGACAGGCTTCTCGGCAGGCGTGGCGGGCAAGTCGTCCGCGAACGCATCCAAGTGGGCCTGTACCGCACTCACGACCTCCGGGTTATCGGCGAGTCTGGTCGCCGGTGCCTCGGGGCTCGTGACTTCCACCGCGGGAGCTTCGATTGTCTGGGCTGCATCGGTCATTCGGTTTCCTTTGTCTGCTGCCCGGTGAGGCCGGGGGTAGGAGACGAACCATACTCCACTCTACCGGACTCCAGAGAATCCGTCAAGTGCCTCTTGTATCCGAGGGTCGCAAACTTCGACGCGAGGATAAAAGCGAAAACCGAAAGGATCAAGATCACCGGATACCAGACCGGCACCCAGGTAAATCCGAGGGGGATCGCCCAGCCTGCGGGCCACACCGTCCACTCCGTCCTGTGGATAGGTTGCCAGCGGGTTATGAACCATGTCACATCCTCCACCCAGAGAGCCAGGAAAAACCCGGCGATACTCATCAGGAGCGTGTACTTTCGGCGATGGATCGCGATCCAGTCGGCCATGAAGGTGATCGAGAACGCGGCCACAAACATCTGAGCGAAGAGACAAAGATGATAATACGCGACGTGGCCCCCAGTCCAGGGAATCACCTTCGCCTGCATGATGTCCGTGGGGATGTAGATCGCCTCCAGGATACCATAACTTATACCGCTAATAAGGACGAGCAGTATTAGCGTTATAAGTTCGCATTCGTATTGGAGCCGTCGTCTCACCGAAAGTCCCTCACGTCGGCCCAACCTGCGGCCTTGAGATAGGCCCGCTTCTGCCCGAGGGATCGGATCACAGGTATCGCCGACCCTTCAGACATCTTGAGTTCCACGTCCGGGAATCGCTTTCGGTGTTCGGCCACGTCCTCAGCGACCGCCAGGAACCCCATCGACTGGAGTTCGATAGGCTTCGAGTAATTGCCGCGGACAAAGGCCGAGCCTCCGACCGCCACCTTTGTCGGAATAGCTTCCGGGCCGCTCACCGTCTTCCCGTTCTGCTTCCACACGATACTCATGTTATCTCCCTTGGAATCCGCCAAAGGTCATCGGCCCAGGACCGGCCGATACTCGTTGGACAGGAGTCGGAGTCGGAGTAGCCGCTGCCGCGGGAGCCTGGGCTTCGGCCGGAGCGGCACCCACGTCCTGGCTCTGCATCGCATGGAGGCGAGCCTTGAGAATGTTGGCGACCTGGATATAGGTGTTAAAGGCGCCCATGTTCCCGGTTCCCGACTTCTTCACGGCCTGAGCCTGCTTCTCCATCTCGATGATGCGATTGCCGAGTTCATCCATGTACTCGCCACGGTTTGCCACGGGGTCGAGGTTCTTGAGATCACGGGTGCGAAGATGCTGGAGAAGCTGGTCCGCGACCTGATCGTTCAGGGACTTCACCGGCCCCTGGCCCGTGGTCGCTGCCTTGAGGTTCTGGGCGGTGTTGGCCTCCATCGCCGCCTGTCGCGTGGCTGCAACCTGCTTCGCCCGGTCGCTGAGAGCCTGGATGTCATCGGCCATCTGACCGCTCACTCCGGAGCCGCCGACGCCGAGATCGCTACTATCACCTGCCATTAGTAGCCTCCTTTGTGATCGGCCGGGAACGCTTCCCTGAGACCCTTCTTGACCTTGGCCTCCATGTCCACAGCCTGCATCAGATTCTTCTTCTTGGACACGAGGCACCGCATGGCCTTCTGGTGCCGCTCATTGTCACCGCGGATCTCGGCCGCGGCTTCCAAGTGCCGAGCGTCTTCCTCGGCCCGAAACTTATCATCCACATTCGCGGTTGCACCACCGAGGGTACTAGACTTCTTTGCCACGGGTGTCTCCTAGAGTGTCATCACCGACTGGTTAGGTTGGGCATTCGACATCGTGTCCTCGGAGGCACCGCCGCCGCCCATCGGCATCCTCGTGTCATTCGCCCCGCCGCCGAGGTTAGGCACGTTAGCGGGCTGGCCGTTTTGCATGATGGCCCCCATCCCACCGCCAGGGGCCTGCATGGGTTTCTGGTTGTCGGGCTTCGGACCTCGGTTCATCATGTCGAGCATCTGGGCCTGGAAGTTGGGGTCGTAGAAAACCTCGTCCATCCACTCCAGGTCGAGTTCCTTCGCCATGCGGATCACGAACTTCGAGAACGAGAAGGGCACCTGCATCTGAGCACAGATCATCGCCGCCTGGGCCGCGGACGGCAGAACCTTCGCCGCGAAGAGGAGGGCCTTCTGTAGCCGCACCGCGGGGTCCATCCGGCTCATCGACTTCTCTTCGATCTCGAAGTTAAAGTCCAGGAAGTCGCCTCGCCGAGTGTCCGGAGAGAGGATCTGCTGCTCCTCGATCATCTTCGGCGGGATGATGACCGGCCCCATCGGGCTCATCACGGTCTGGGCCGGGATCGGGGTCCGCTTGATGAGCGGGAGGGCGATCAGCGGATCGGTGTGAAGATACCACGCGAGCTTTCGCTGGATATTCTTCGTGCCCAGGTACACGAGATCCCGCATGTCCTCGACCCGAATGCTCTGATTTCCCTGGAGAATGTTCGCCTGAGTCGCGGTGTTCGCGTTCGACTTCACGCCGCCAAGCTGATCCGTATTGCCGGAGGCGAGATTAAACCAATACGAAAGCTGGACGAGATGGGACTCGTTCGAGTTCTGCTGGCCCCCGTAGGAGACCACCTTCACGCCGTCCGGGTCCATCACGCCGATAGCCTCGCCGTCGCCAGCGTCGATCACTTCCTGAGCGTCGTCCGCAGCCGAGGGCTTATAGATTGTTACGTCCTTCTGCCGTTCGGCCTGCTCCATGATCTTCTTCGCCATCTTATTCGAGGCGACGTGGAGATCGTACCAAATGCCGACCGGGGCGATAGGGAGCGGATTATTCGGGAGCGGCGGCGTTAGGGCGAGGTAGGTGTACGGTCCCTCGTCGGGTCCGTCATAATCCTCGACCCGGAGGTAATCCTCGAAAACGCTCTGACCCGCGGGGAGCCACACGACCGCCTTAGCTGCCGGAACCCAGACTTCCCGCACGTCCACAAGATCCTGGAGGGCCACGATCTGGGCTGGGGTGAGTTCATGCTGCGAAATAGTTTCCACTTCGCGGCGTTGGTACGGGTCTTGTCCCGCAGGTTGCAACTGCTCAACAATGTCATTCTTGAACAGACCAGAATCGAGGAGCATCTGGCGAGGTACTCGGACACGATGCCCGACAAAACTAGCCTCCTCCAGGCGTCGAGCCGCGGGATCGAGGATGTAGTCATCGAAATCCACCACCTGGGCGTAGGGCTGGCCGGGGTCGATCCGGGTGTCGTCCGAGAACGACACGAGATTGTCACTCGTCGCGATCCCGGTCTTCATGATCCCCATAACGAATAGGGAATCCACGATCCACCGACGAAGTTCCGACCGCAGGTCCATCTCTTTCGCGAGGTAGTCCAGGCCCAGCCCTAGGAGTTCAGCGTATCCCCGATACATGAGAAACTTGGAAGTCACGATGGTCTTCGGGAAGTTCGTCACAAGATTTGGGACGAGCGTGGCGATAGCCCCGAAGATCATGTTAAGAGGTTCGTTGCCGATGGTCGCGTGGTCCCGGTCATAGTACTGCCCGGCGTACTCACGCAGGAAAAGAAGCCGAGAAGAACGGAAGTTTCGGAGCCGCTCCTCGCCCTCCTGTATCGCCCGGTACATCTTCTTGACCGTGACCGGCTTAGACGGCATGTTTCGCCTTCCCGTAGATCTCCGGACGGCCGGAGGAGAACTCTACTCTAGCACCCCATTGTACCACGCCCCGCTTGTTGCGGGCTAGGGCCATCTTGCGTCGGAACCCAATGGACCGGCCAGGAGGCATCGGCTCGCCGGTCTGCCCCCGCGGCATGTCCTCGACCCCTAGTAGGATCAGGGCGTCGGCGATCACCCGGTCGCCGTGAGCAGCCCGCACCGAGTCCGATTCCTTCACGTAGGCCGCGGGTCCGCACCCGCCATCCTCGTAGTGAACGTAAGTCAGAGCCTCATCCAGGGCCTCTGAGGAATGGTTGATTATCCCGCCGTGTGCATAGGCTCGGTCCAGGAGCCCGAGGAGTTGGGCCTTTTTCTCTCGGCTGGAGTGCCATCCATACCGTTTCCCGACCTTTTCGCGAGCGGTGCCTGATGCCTTGTCTACATAATAGTTGGGGTACTGGAGGGTTTTGACGAAGATGCGTCCGAAGTCGTAGCCGGGGTCGCCGTTGGCTTCCCAGATGACTAGTGGATGCCCGCCATTACGCGAGCCGCCGAACCATATAGCCGCAGCCGCAACAATACGGGCCAAGTCATACGGAGGAGTATTTGCGTCAGCAAACTCCGCAACCTTTTCTCTCGTCTCGCAACACAAAACAGAGACCACAGAGTTCGAGGCCCCTTGCCCTTTCGAGATATCAACTCCCAAGACATAATTCTTCGTCTGGTCGAGACGACCTCCGGTGTTAGGGGACCAAAACCGCCATGCCCCGGTCTTCGCGACCTGAACATTCGTGATCTGCCGCCGAGCGATGATGCCCGGCATCGCATCCTGGGCCACGCCCTTCGTGAAGTCAAAGCCACGTGTAAACGTCGCGGGCTTGCCGAAGAGGGCTTTGTGCTGCTCAATCGGGTGGGCTGCGAAGACCGTGGACCCAGACCCGATATGATCCATGTCGATTTCCTGAGCCACTTCCTGGGGCGACCGCCGCTCGCACTCGTGGTCATACCAGGGGCTCCGGATTTTCCACGCTTTCGTCACTTCGTCCTGGACGGAGTACCGGCCCTTCCCCTTCTCGGGATGCTCCCACCAGGGCATCACGAAAACCTTGATCTGCCCAGACTGGACCCACTTACTATACTCGGTGCCCGGTCCCGCGGGCGTGGAGTTCACGAGGCGGCAGGCCGTCACGTCGGAAGTGGCCCACCGCATTTTGGTTCCCTGCTCCACCTTAGCGAACTCATCTAGGAGGACAGCACGCCTTCTATCACCGGAAGCCGCATTGCTATTAGCACTTTCTCCATCAATCTTCGACCCGTTCGCCAGATTGGAAAAGTGCATCGTGATGTCGGAAATCGCTGGAACCATCCACGGAGGGAGCCATTTCCGAATATAACGATGCTTCCAAAAGAGCGACTTAGGATTGTCACTCCGATCCACGTACTCTTCCGTTCGTGAGATTTCCAGAAAGATAGAGTCTGGGCGGAAGAGAAATTGATGCTCAAAGACGAGAATGTGGTCCCATGATGCTCCCATTTCTCGACTTTTATCCGTGGCAAGGTCATACCCCTTCTCGATGGCATCCTGGATATCGAGGAGATGCCGATCCTGGATCGCCCAGGTGACGTAGGGGGCATGAACCCCTTCGGCCTGCCGCTGTTTGCCCTCGTCATCGACTTCGCGGAGCTTGAAGGTGAACACGAAGGCGTTCACCCAGAAAAGTAGAGAGTCGCGGCACGCGGCCCAGAGATCGTTCTGGAAGGCAGGATCGTCATCCGAGTCTCGTAGGAGGCGAGCCCGCCACTCCAGATTTTCGGTGATTCGCTTGGGCACTTGGAGCCCGGTCGTGGGGCACGTCCAGATTGCTCTCGTGTCTGGGAAGGGAGTCGCCAGGATGGGCGGCGAGCTACTGAGGGTCTCCGGCATCGTCGCCCTCCTCCGTGGAAGCCTTCGCCAGAGAGTTAATGCGGGCCTTGCCGAGTTCCGTCACCTTCTCGGTGAGTGACCGGCCCTGGTCCTCGACGACCGCCAGCGGAATCTTGCCCTCGATCCGGTTGTAGAGCAATTCGATGGCCCAGGTCGCCGGGGGAATGACTTCCTTGGGGCCATCCGGCTTGTGCTCGTCCTTCGGCCGCTGGAACCCGAGGGCGTGTTTCCACACCAATTCGGCCAGGGCCTCGGCCCGGCTCACCGGATCGCCGTCGTTGTCCGTAGTGTGGATCTCCAGGGCCAAGGCCCGGAGGTACTTGGACAGGACAGCCCCGGTGGGCACCTTCAATGATCTGTCGGGCTTACGCACTAGAGCATGTCCTCGGGCGTCACGATAAAGTCAGTGATATCGAACTCATCCATCCTAGACCTCGGTAATGAAGCCCGACAGGATCAGGTCGATCTGACCCATCGCCGCATCGGCGATCAGAACGGGAGTCACGCCCACGGGGCACACGAGCGGCGTCTCGAAATGGTGGAGATAGGAACCGAAGGATGCCGTCCCGATGCTACCCTTCGCTAGTCTCTTTCCCGCGGTGTCCGTGTTCGCCACGAGAGCGAAGGAACCACTCGCGGCGAAGCACAAGAGGATATCCGTCACGTTCAGGTACTCGTTGCTCTTGAGCGTGTACGCCGACGTGGACCCAGCCTTGTAGAGGAGGACCGTCACGCCCGAGTGAGCGTCCGCGGAGCTAACCTCACCTTTGACCGGATCGCCAAGTTGCTCGCGTGACATGCTATTCTCCACCAAGCGGAAAGACGGCACCACCGCCGCCACCGCCCGAGTTTAGGGTGCCCGTGTGAGACACACCCAGGATCTCATAGACGATCCCGAGCTTCACATTTCCGATGCCGGGATCCGTGTTGAATCCGGCCCCAACATAGGTGCCCGTGTAGGTCGAAGACGGACCATAGGTAACGGTAGACTCCACCGTGGCGGTTGCGGGCAGAACCACGTCGCCGGTCATGGCGTTCCCACCGATGCCGTAGTTCACTCCGTCGAGGGTCTGATCCTGGGTCGGCACCGTGAGGATGCCGGTGGACCCATTCCCACCGATCCCGTAAGTCTGCCCCGAGTAGACAAAAGCGATACTCGGCAGGGTGAGAGAACCTGTAGACCCGCTACCTCCGACACCGTAGATCTGGTCATACAGGACGTGCGTGGACGCGGGGAGCGTGGCCGCGGCAGTCCCGCCCACGCCACCGATCCCGTAGGTCGGTGCCGTGGAGAGGACATAGTTCCCGTTCGGGAAAGTCGCGGAACCCGAGGAGCCGGTGCCTCCGACGCCGTAGGCCGTCTGATCGCTCAGGACATGCGTGGCGACCGGGAGGGTGGCCGTGGGGACAAAGGGCGAACTCGGGTCGCCGTAATTCCCATTTACCGTGAGGACGTTCGCGGCCGTGGCGTCCGTCCTGGTCCCCAGGAAGGTGCCCTCGGTAAAGTAGCCATTCGTGTTTAACAGCACAAGCCCCCGAGCCAGGGCCACGGCGAACTTTACGGCGGCGGAACCGCTCCCGTCCAGGTTTGCCGCCATCTGGACGTAATTCACCTTATTGGTAATATTCCAAATAGCCGGATAGCCGTCGTAGGCCGAGGAGGTCGTGCTATCGATCTGGTTGCACGAGTTGAGCGTCACGACGCCGGAGGAGGCATTGAACATTCCCGCGGCAGCGATACCCGATCCGCCCACCACGTTCCCCGTGATTGTGACCGTGCCCGTCGTCTTGTTGTAGACGCCGTAGCCATTAACGCCTGTTCCCCCCGTCACGACACCCACGATGGTCACGGAGCCCGTGGAATTGTTGTAGATCGCGGTAGCCGATCCGCCCGTCACGGTGCCCCCGATACTCACGATTCCCGTACTGGCGTTGTAGATTGCATAGTTGGACGTGCCCGAGCCACCCACGACGTTTCCCGTAATCGTGATCGTGGCGGTCGAGGCGTTGTTCACACCGTAGGAGCCTGTCCCACCGTTACCCCCGTTCAGGACCGTGGACACTCCATTGTTTAGAGTGACGGCCCCTGTGGAGGTCACGCTGATTCCGTGAGATCCGCCCGCCTTTGCCGAGACCACACCATTGACCACGAGTCCCCCCGTGGAGGCATGGACGATCCCGATCTGATTGGCTCCGGACCCCCCATTCACCGCCCCGTTCACCGTGAGGACGTTCGCCGTGGTGCCCGAGGTACTAATCGCCCCGGCCGAAGACGAGGACGTGATCGTGGTCGCGTTGATCGCGGTCGATCCAAGGGTGTCGAGGGGAACCGTGAGCGTGCCCCCGGTTCCCGTGGTGATCGCCAGGAGGGTGCCGGAGGCCGGGATCGTGGTGATGTCGGCCGTGACGGTGAACGTCGAGAGGGCCGCGGTGTCTCCGTTTCCGGGGACCACGCCGCCCGACCACGTTGCACCGGCCGACCAGGGGCCGCTTGCTTGTGCGGTTCTCGTTGCCACGAATTAGCCCTCGGCGGGAGCGGGATCAGCGGGGGGAGCCGGAACGGCGGGAGCCGCCGCGGCCCTACGGTTTCGCTCCGCGGCCTGGGAGAGAGTGGCCGTGGCGTTGAGATCGGACTCGTAGCCCGAGATCATGGAGGCGTCGGGATAGGCGGTCGCCACGTCATTCACGAAGCTGGCGGCGTCATCCTCGGTAGCGGCCGGTTGAGTGATAACAATACGCACGTTGCCCATGTGGTCCTCTGGGTCTGGTTAGCCCTGGCTGATGTACCCCGTAATGATGCAGTCCACCTGACCCGCGGTGGCGATCAGGAACGGAACGTAATCCACCGGAAGGGTCCGGGGGGTGTCGAATCGCAGGACGAGGCCCCCGAGGGCGTCCGCGGTCCCCTTGACGACTCGCAGACCTGCGGCGTCCACCGCCGAGGAAGCCGTCGAGAGGGCACCCACGATCTCGTAAGCCCCACCCGCCGTCGCCACGAGAACGATATCCGTGATCGTGACGTACTCCGTGGACAGGGGCGTGTAGGCATCCTTGGAGCCCGCCTTGTAGAGGGTGAACTTGACCCCCGCGTGTGCGTCGGCCGAGGATACCTCACCGTGGATCGGGTCGCCGTGTGTTACGCTCATGGGTCCATTGTCCCACAGGGCGGCCGGGGGGTCAAGGGCCAACTCTGAAATGTTGCGATTGGATTTCCTAGTTGCGTTGTCCCTGATCCCGGATTCCGATCCACAGACCGCGGTTCGGGAGGTCATACCGGGTGGGGTTCCTCCTCCTGGTTGCGACCGACCGCGATTAGATTCATTTAGATTTGCTTTCCTCCTCATTATGTCCTACCATTCTCTCAGGTGAAACTAACCTTTACTTGGAGCAAGACCGATGAAAGTAAGACTGATAGTGCCGAATTGCAACCGAACGGTTTCTCCCATTGTCGCCTACGGCAAGGCTATCGCCGATATCGCAGGTGGGTTTACTGCGACAACGGCAACCGGAGGATGGATCGATGGATCGGGAGCATTGATTGTTGAACCCGTTACGGTGTTTGATTGTATCTCCGATCCTTTAACAATCCAGGATCATATCAATGCTTTTCGTGGGCTCGCCCAACGTATCGCTCGCGAGTTGAAACAAGATTGCGTCTACCTGGAGATAGACGGAATCGTTAGTTTTGTTAAGGGTTGAGGATCGGCCGGAATCGTTCACTCGCGATCGGAGCGACAGTCGCCGATGACCCTCGGCCGCACACACAACCCATAGTTTCGATGACCACAACCTGTAGTACCACAACCTGTAGTATGGCCGACCACAACCTGTAGCAAGACACTTTGAGACAGAGCAAGACAGAGAAGTGTCTTACGCCAAACCCTTGTCACTACTGGAGTTGAAAATAACAAGACACAACAAGACAGATTTGGTCGTATCTCAGCTAAAACTAGAGAGAGAGAGAGAGAGAGAGAGAGAGAGAGAGAGAGAGAGAGAGTGTATCTGTGGTAGGTGCAATCTGTCTTGTCTTACTTGTCTATCTTGTCTGTCTCCAGACTCATATACCATAACGACTTACAAACAGTAACCTGCTATTCTCCCCGAGACACGCAAGACACAAGTCAGGATAGATTAGACACAAGACGATTAGAATGATGAATCTAACGACAACCCGGAAGAAACTAAACGGCTGGGCATTACTTCTATCGGCCCGACATAAATCTATCGGCCGATCCTGGTATCGGGATGCTCGCCTGTTTGCCGAAGAACTTGCCCGGACCTACGGCCCGGACCTCTCCATCGAAAAGTGCGTAGGCGTCATAGCTTGCCTATCTCCCCAAAACCGATGGGATGCCAACAAGCGGGATGCCGAAGACCTAATCTCCGCTTGGCACCAGGGATTGCCCCCGGAGGATGTCTCGGTCGCTACCTACGACGGCCAGAAACGCAAGGCGATAGCTATTCTCCGATCCCCGAAGGGCACCGATCCCCGATCCATGATCGGCACCAAGTACGCTCCGAAGACCCAGGCGTTTTACGACAACATCCTCCGGCCGGAGACCTCCTATCGTGTCACAATTGACCGATGGATATTTCGTGGTCTCGGCTTGGACCTCTTCTCTTCAGGCGGCGGCAACCGATACGTGGCAGTCTATCGGCACCTGGAGGAACTATTCCGACAGGTCGCCCTGGCCGAAGGGCTCCAGCCTTGCGAACTCCAAGCGGCGATTTGGGTGTTAATCCAGGAAACGGCCGACGCCGAAGAATGGGACGGTTCTCGGCCGACGCACAAGGCACCTGTTCCCGAAGGAGACACGCCATTCTAATCCTTCTAATCATCCTGTCGATGCGGATTCAAAGCGAAGTCGGTCGCATCCTGATTCTGACGGCGGCGGCATTTATCGACTTATGCTAAATTAGATTTGCTTTTGTCAGAATCTAATCTTATACTTCAGGTGTCGCGAGGAGGTCTAACGATGATGCTGGAGAGCGAGACAACCCTGCCTGATTCCTTTGTCGCGGAATGGCGAGAAATGAGAGACGCGAATCGGCCGATCCACGGCTCCCATACGGACTACCTGTGCCTGCCCGAGACCTACAATCGGTGCCTGGAGAGGGCAGTCCAGTTGATCCGCGACTTCCCCATGAAACCAGACTTTATCGCGTGCCGAGGAATCAGCGGTGCTCTAATCGCGGGTGCCGTTGCGGCCCGGCTAGGCGTGCCCTTAACCATCATTCGGAAGGAACAAGACGATTCCCATGATTTCAATCGGCGAGGCGGGCCGATAGGAATCCATGGAGCGACCTATATCATCGTCGATGATTTCGTTTGTTCCGGGGAAACGGTCGCCCGGATCGTCCAGGCCCTCCCCGCGTCTAGCCTGCTCGCCGTTTGCACTACGTCGCCCGAGCACCCGCACCGACAGAATATGAGGGGACTAGGCGTCCCGATCCTGTCCGTTGGTGGAAATTACTGATCCGGAGGTCTGATCATGCCGATGAAAACATGCCCCCAGTGTTCCGAGGGAGTGGGCGTCCGCACCCTCAAATGTAAGTGTGGTTTCGAGTTCCATCCGAAGGTCGTCGCGGCCCCGCCGTCGATCCCCAGGCCGCAGGCCCAGGTCGCCCTGCCTGATGCCCAGGTAGGCACCACGGACTGCGACTACAAGGGTCTGGAGGGCACCCGGCCTATCGCCATTATCCGGTTGACGGCCGACGCCCTGTCGTCCCTGACGGCGGGCCGTTGCGTCCCGGCAGTCCTTCACGGTCGCGAGGTTTACCTGGAGGTCCAGGTCCAACGAGGAGAATGAGATGATCCTGAACGGCACAACTTATGATTCACCCACTAGGAGGCCGATCATGCGATGGTTCATTCCTCCCACGGGCTGGCGTACCGAATCGACAGGCGGGCTCCATCGGGACACCCGCCTGATGATCCTAGTCGCCCTGGCCCTGAAATATTTGTTGGATTAGATTTGCTTTCCTGCGGATCGTGTCGTATTATCCTAATGCGGCGAGAGAAGACAACCTACTGGAGGATGAGAGATGAAGACCCTGGCTATTTTGCAAAGTGGTAACTTGCGACAAGACGGAGAGTCGCGGTCTCTGGCCCTGGATATGGTGAGTGGGCCGTTCAAGACCTACGGCAAGCAGGCGTTTCTGCCGAACACGCCGGGTCGTACCCTGGCCGAGATCAATGATGCCGCCGACCGTGAGGGGTAGGCGACTTTTTCGGGCGGTCGTTGGGCTAAATCACGGGCCGGGGTTCGACCTCCTTCTCCCTGGCTAAAACGGGGTTCGATTCCCTGTGCCGCCTTTATCCTGGAGGATCGCTGATGAACGACGGACTGGCAAAACCGATGCCGAAGTATGCGACCCGCGAGGAATGGCTGGTCGCTCTGGTGGAAGCCCTGCGACCTATCTTCGGTGATTCCGGGCTTGGCCTGGAGATTCCGGCCGTCCGGGTCTCGTGCTCCTGGCCCTCCAAGTCGATCCGTAAGCGACTCGGCGAGTGCTGGCACTCCAAGGCGGCGAAGGACGGCTCCAGATCGATCTTCATAACGCCCCTGATGGATGATGGTCCCGAGGTCGCGGCTGTGATGGTTCACGAGCTTTTGCACGCGGCCTTGCCGGATGGTGCGGGGCACAAGGCCCCGTTCAAGAAGGGGATGAAGGCCCTCGGCCTGGAAGGGAAGGCCACGGCCACGAATGCAGGCCCGGACCTTGCGAAACGTTTACACGCGATATGCAAGACTCTCGGTGAGTACCCCCACGCGGCCCTGACTCTCAAGGACGCCCCGGACAAGAAGCAGGGCACCCGGATGCTGAAGCTGACCTGCAAAGAATGCGGGTACGTGGTACGAACCACGGCCAAATGGATCGACCAGGGACTTCCGACCTGTGCCTGTGGTGGAGAGTTCGCCCAGGAGGAAAAGTAATGTTCACCATCATCGAAAAGGATGGCCGGGTTCCCTGTGACGATCCGAAGCTGGAAGCCTACAAGCAGATGGCCTATCTCGCTCGCTGCGGAACCGGCTATTCTCTCCGCGTTGAGAATGATGAGTTCACCGTAACCGGCGACGGTTCGGTGATGGCCCTGACCTTTTACCGGAGGATAAGATGAACCTAGTTAAGATTCTCGCGGATCATTCTCTGTGGTTGGATGGAATTGGTGGACAGCGTGCCGACCTCCAGGGTGCCAACCTCCGGAGTGCCGACCTCCAGGGTGCCAACCTCCGGAGTGCCAACCTCCAGGGTGCCAACCTCCGGAGTGCCAACCTCCAGGATGCCGACCTCCGGGGTGCCGACCTCCGGGGTGCCGACCTCCAGGATGCCGACCTCCGGAGTGCCAACCTCCAGGATG